AGTCATGGTTTTCAGGGACCTGGCGGTTGGTTTATTGACAACTGCTTGACAACATTAAACGATAAATGTCCTGTCTGTGAACACAACAGCACTCTTTGGAATTCAGGCATCGAAGCCAACAAAGAGATTGTCCGTAAACAGAAACGTAAGTTGACTTACATGGCTAATATCTTGGTTCTTTCTGACCCAAGCAATCCAGAAAACGAAGGTCAAATCAAACTCTATAAGTTTGGTAAAAAGATTTTCGATAAGATTTCCGAAGCAATGAATCCAGAATTTGCTGATGAATCACCAGTTAACCCATTTGATATGTGGGAAGGTGCTAACTTCAAATTGAAGATTCGTAATGTTGAAGGTTATCGCAACTATGACAAGTCAGAATTTGCTGGTATGTCTGCATTGTTTGATGGTGACGATGAAAAACTTGAAGCTCTCTGGAAGAAAGAATTCTCACTAAAAGAATTCACAGAGAAGGGACAGTTTAAATCTTATGATGTACTCAAAGCTCGCCTCGATAAGGTTCTTGGTTTCGCAGGTGTTGAAAATCCTAGAACTAAGGCGGAAACTGCTGTGTTAGATTCATTTAAAGAAGAGGACTTAGCTGCACTTGATAAGAAAGTTGTTGCTGAAGCCGATGAAGAAATGGATTACTTTAATTCACTAGCAGACACAAAATAAACTTATCTCCACAATAGAGTTTAACCCGCTTCGGCGGGTTTTTTGTTATCCGAGATTATTAACAAGATTGTTCCACATTAATCGTGCAACATAATCCTCTTTTAATTTGTTTCTTGAATTTGTTACATTATCTTGATTGTTTCCACCAGATCCGGAGGAAATAGGAACAGGAATATACACCGTTTTTTGGTTATTAGGTTTACTACCAATAACATTCGGAGATATAGATGCTGTTTTTATCGAAGTTATATCTTGTGCTGTAATGTTGTTGGTATTGGTATTGTTGGTGATGTTCGTTGTTGTTGGTGCTGTAATGTTGTTGGTATTGGTATTGTTGGTGATGTTCGTTGTTGTTGGTGCTGTAATGTTGTTGGTATTGGTATTGTTGGTGATGTTCGATGATGTTGTTGTTGGTACTGTTGTTGGTGTTACTGATGCAGTTGGTAATGGTGTTTTTGATAATGTTGTTGTTGGTACTGTTGTTGGTGTTACTGATGCAGTTGGTAATGGTGTTTTTGCTGATGCTGTTGTCGGTGAAGTTAAATTATCACTTCTCTGTTTAACTAAAGCTTGACCAATGATTTCAGGTGAAAGACTAGCCGCATTACCACCTGTTCCGGAATAATATGATTGTCCCCTTTTTAATTGTTTCCCGTCTGGATTATCATATGGAACACCGACAGCTGCCCATTCTTTAGCAAGGTCAAGAATAGCTCCATTTAAGTCATCAGATTTACCTTTGAGATATGCGTTCAAATTTCTTCTATTACTAACAAGATATTTAAAAAAAGATTCTTGTACATCAGGTGTTAACTGTGTTGTTTTTGTATCAACCCCTAAAGCTTTAACAATACCTTTCATCGTATCTGGAATTATTTGATATTTTCCAACAGCAAATAACTTATCAGGATCATTAGATGGCAATTCGGATCTTCTAAAATATTCATCAAGTGTCATACTAGAAAAATCTATTTTTTTATCCGAACCAATTATTTTATTTCCTATAGTTCCTTTATTGTACGCATTGTATCCAGCTCCACGACTTTCACCTGAAGCTATAACATTACCTAGAGCATTTTCACCAGATAATAATCCCTCCATATCCAAAATTTTACTTGATCTTTTCTTTAGTGTTTTGGTATTTGGATCATTTTGAGCAGCTACTAATGCTGACTCCCTATCACGCATATAATGTTGAGCTTCTGCTTCTCCAGCATTTCTCTCAGCTTCAGGATCATAAATTTGAGTTTTTACATTATCACCACCACTATCCGTTCCTAAAAATTTAGAGATAACATTGTTGGCAATATCTTTAATTTTACCTAAAACATCCATATTAAATAATTTAGAAAGATTTTCTTTGAAAAAATCCATTGTATCTTCTGCAAGGTCGGATAAATCAGACATTCTTAATTCTGTCCAATCAAATATATTTTCAAATTCTTCAAATAAATCTGAACCAAAATGTAAAAGTGGTTTCAAAGATTCTGATATAGTGGAATCAAATGACTCTTTTAAATTTTCATATCCCACCGTTACAGCTGTTGCAACAGCGGCAACAGCAGCAATTAACAATAAAATATTAAATCCACCTTTTTCAGTTTCAATTTTAGATGGTTGTGTAGTATCTGTTGTTCCTGTTTCCGCATCCAATGATCTGTCCACATTAGTCGCAGGAGATACTTTTTCCAATTTAGCAAGTTTATTAACTTCTCTTTTCATTAACAAAAAATTATTTGCAATGGATTCCAATTTTTTACTGTTCTTTGCAAATAAAGCAAAATCGGTATCAATATTCTTTAAAACTTTTTCTGTTGGAGATGCAGCTTTCTGAGCTTTGTATGCCTTGAGTTTTGGAAATAAAGCAGTTAACAAACCACCTTGAGGTAAAAGTCTTTTCCAATCCATTCTTTCTTTCAGGCGTTCTTTAGCTGCTCCAGCTAAAGAACCAAAGACACCTTCACCAGCTTCACGGCGAGATTTAACAATATCAGTAAGTGAATTATTTTCCATATTATGTAAATGATATTAAAGTTATAGGACCCAAAGAAGCGAATTGCGGATTTTTATAATTAAATGGCGATTCTATTGCTGCTCTAGGTGTTGATTGTTTATTAGAATTTGGAGTATCTAATGTTGAATTTAGAGATTGACCTAGTAACCGATCTTCTGCAATAGCCGTGCCTTCATAATCATAAGAACTAATACTAGTTATAGATTTTGGATCAATTTTAGGATTCAACATAGATTCTGTTGATGTTTTTGATACTTCAACTAGTTTTCCATATGTTGAAGGATGTATTAAATCTTTCCTAGAATTAAAATCATCTTCACGAAAATTTAAAAATTTAATATTGTTTGAATTGGCTAATGATTTTAATTCTTCGTTGACATTATTATTTCTGTAAACAGGATGAGGACCAACACCTAGTAATGAAACTGTTGCACCATTAGCCTCCAACAATTTTATTTGTTCAGCTATTGTGGATCTTTCTTTCTCCATTACAGCTGGTTTTTTGGACGATGTATTCTTTGGTCCACTTGTTGGATCTAGTGTTCCGTAAGCATTTGAAATACCAGAACTCAATATAACGTGTTTACCTTTATAGCGATATGGGTCAGATTGTAGATTCTCTTTTATTTTATTTAAAACTCTTGTTGGATCCATACCACCAACAGCATCAACTCCATCTCCAGACAATCCACTCCTGTTTAGTCCAACAGCTAAACTATCACCAACAGCCAATGTTTGTGCCTTTTGATCCAAAGGATTCTTATGAATTATATTGGGGGCTGTCGATGTTGTTCCAAATTCATTAGCTATTTTTTCAGGAGAAACTCCAGAAGCTTCTATGTTTTTATCTGTTTGTGGACGAATTAAATCTGCATCTATTTCACTTAAACTTTTAATCTTGCCTTTTTTATCAGTTTTTTCCCATTCCAAATAATGGTCCATCCATTTCTGTAATACTTCTCTAGAATTTCCAAATTCACCCTTTTTCAATTCTTCATCAGAAAGGTATTCTATAGTTCCTTTTTTCTGTGCTAATATTTGTTGTAATGTTCCAAATGTTCCATAGGATACACGACCAGATTGTTTATTTCCATAAAATGGATTTAGAACTTTGTCGGGTATTTCAATATCTTCTTTTCCATAACCATATCCTTCCAATTCTTTATATCTTCTTTTATCTGCCTGAGATGCTGTTCCTGAAGCAATTTTGGATTTCAATTCCTCAAATTCTTTTCTTTTTTCAGCATCACGTTCTTCAGAAGTAAAACCCCTATAGAGGACTGCAAAAAAGGCAGCGCCAAGCATCAGTGCTAAACCAGCTGGACTAGCCATGAAACCTAAGATAGGCATCATAAATCTACCAAGCATTGATGTTGCTAATTTACCTACAGTGAAAAGACCCTTTATTCCTGAAACAACACCTTTAATAATTTTATCAGTTAAACCGTTTAAAGCTTCTTCTATGGTTTTAGTAACAACTTTAATCATCGAATAAATTGATTCAGCCAAATCTTTTAATATGTCAAGTGGACCTTTTTCTTTTTTTGGTTGTTCTTTTTCTGTTTCCAATCCTTTATATTCATCAACTTTATTTACTCTTTTTGTTAAAGTTGGAATAGTATTAGTTGGAACAACTTTTTTTCTAGCTTGCATCGCCTTAACAATCTTCTTTAAAGTCTGACGCATAAGATTAGTATCTTTTTGAATCAAAGGCAAGGCCATACTATTTTTTGCTATAATTTTTGTATTAACACTTATAGAATCAAATAGTGGTTTTGATGTGGCTAAAGAATCGCCACTAGAAGGAGCAGGACTCATTGTACTAGTGGAATAAGCGGAACCTTCATTTGATATTGGATTGAGAAGTTGTGCTTTATATGCCTTTAATATTGGAAATAAAGCCGTTAATAATCCACCTTGAGGCAGAGCTCTTCTGATATCCAGCTTCTCCTTCAATCGCTCTTTAGCTGCTCCACCTAAAGAACCAAAGACACCTTCACCAGCTTCACGACGAGATTTTACAATATCAGTAAGTGAATTGCTTGTTGTGTTTTTATTTGAAGAATTATAATCTTTTTTTCTAGCTTCTTTTTTGATATCTTTTATAATATCTTTTTTAAGCTTATTATATTCTTCCTGTTCTTCTGGTGTACGGTCTATTGCCATTTATTATCTTCTTTGTTGGTTAGCAGCTTTAATCTTCTCATTTTCTTCTTCAAGATATCGTATTAGCATATTCACATAGATATCTTTTTCCCAAGGAATCATATTCTCCAACTCTGTCAAACTGTACTTGTGATGTTGCATCAGAGCAAAATTTGTTTTATAATGATTCTCAAGATTATCATAACGAAATATTAACCGAAAAAATTTTGTATGCCTTCTACATCAATCTTTTCTTGATAACCACATTTTCTGCAACTAAAATCTAAAGTCTTTTTCATCTTTGGCATAGTATCAAAAAATTGTTTGATATTTTCCAAATCCTTTGATTGTAATGTTTCTAAAAAGTCAACCAATTCTTCTGTTGTACTATCTTTAGCATAGTAAAGTTTTTCATCATCATAAATGTAATCAATACAACCAACAATCAAATTTAAAACTGAATCAATATTTTCTTGCTTGTCCATATTTGCCATAACATCCATTTTTGGATATTTCATAACAAGGCCAAGTTTACTATTAATTTCAATTTTATTAGAATGGTTTTCACCAACTTCAGGTACAATATCCAAAACATTAACATCAATCTCTACTTGATTGTTACATTTGTGTTCTTTACCATCTTCTTCGACAATATTGTTATTACACTTGTATTTTAAACTAACAATCTCACTGATTGAGCGAGCTCTTAAATTTAAAAACAACATCTCAATATCAAACAAAGGAAGAGATTCAATATCAGTATCATCAAGTATACAATTATTCAAAACCTGCTTGATTGTTGTTATAGTTGATTGTGGGTCATCCGTTTCTGAAGCTATGAGAAATAGTTTTTCTTCTTTAACGGTGAATGGTCTAAATTTTACTTTTTTGTTTGTAGAAAATAATTTCACATCAAAAATAGGTACATCAATTTTTGGTAAAGCCATAATTACTCCATATTATTAATTAATTAAAAATTTTGACCTTGAGCCAAACAGTTCATTCAATTTTGCGGTAACATCACCGGCACTTCCAAATTGTTCATCATAAACTACTTTGTATCTCTGGTAAGAAAAGTTTACAGTCAACCTTTGAAAGTTATCATCATTCCAAGATAAAGGTTGTGGAGCTATACTGGTTGGAAAAGCATCAACCAATTGTACAGCATAAATTCTATTTACAACTTCATCATACTGAGTTATAGTTATATTGGTTAAATAACGACTACTTTCACCTTTTGCAAATCTAGCATTATTAGTATCCGATGGAATAATAGCTTCAATCCATCTATCAAATATCTTTCGTTCTGAGTATTTGTTCGTGCAAAGAAATGTTAAATTCATATCTTTGTAATCTGTTAAATATGGCACTTGAAATCCAGGACCATATATTTTAACTTTTTCGGTCAACAGAGATTTACCTGGCATCTCCGCACCTTCACACACCATTGATAAATGTCTAGTAGTTTCCGGGTTAGCAGTCAACGCTTGTGGACTAATTGGATCTTGGCCAAGAAATGTACCAACAAGATTTGGTAAAATTGATGTGATATCTTGAAGTAAACTATCCTTTGAAGCTATCAATCTATCAATAATACTATTTGTCACAAAATTATTAATATATGGCGGTAAAGGAATAATAACATCATAACGGTTAGCTTTAACTAAACCACCACTTCTGTTAATTTCCGATAAAAACTTGTCTGGTGAAAATGCCATTAGAATTGTTCCATAGAATCTGAATAAACTTTACTTGCTGGAGCCTTTTGGAAATTCTCCAATGGCAATAGTGCTGCGATATCCCATTCATCGGCTGTTATTTCCACAAAACGACTTTGTACATGAGCGAATAGGTATCTCTTAATGCATGGTGTGGCTTGATATGCTGTACCTGCTCTTTTTAACAAATCATAACTTAACCGTAATTTGGTACTAGCATCATATTTGGAATTATTTGCAAATTCACTTAATGTATCTAAAAGAAGTATGCGTTGCTTTGGGTGAATATAGTGCAGATTCAACCCTAAAAAACCGTCTCGGTATTGTTCTATTGGGATTACCAATGGGAACCTATCGTAATATGGCAACGTCTCCTTCATCTTTGGATCGTAATAAAAAAAGTACATACGACCTATGATGGTTGAATCTCTTGATCGTGCCTTGTCTCTTAGGATTGATTGGCGAGATGGTTTTAAATCATTGATCTTAGCCCTCAACCAGGCTCTTGCCTGGTTTGTTCTAGGTTGCAACCCTGCCTTGGCAAGTTGCTCATTAATTCTTCGTAATAGATATGCCATATTCTATTTATGTGTGGTAATCATTGGTTTATTGCTAACATTGCCTTAGGAAATACTGTTTATGTAGCATAAGTAGAGGTGTACCTTTTTGAAGTTTAGATACCAAGATGCTTCTCCGTTAGTACTAAAAACTTCCAACCATGTTCCTGGCAGAAGATATCAGCTGCTCTCCACTTCTCCTGATTAACAGCATATGTAGCCGCTTCTTGTAGATATCTCTTTGTTTTCCTTTTCTGAGTCGGCATCTTAGTCTGTGAATCTGGCTTAATCTCAATTACATAAGTCATTACCAAACCATCTTTTTGCCTCATCTTGGCAATAAAGTCAGGAAAGTATCTGTGCATTTTATTGTCCACAGGACTTCTATAGGGAATTATAAGTTCCTCCGAGTTCCACCATATCACTTTTGGGTGCTCGTCTAACCACTTCATCACTTTCAATTCCCATGAGGAACGATAGACGATATTGGTGGAATCACCATTATATTTCTTTGGATTCTTTGGTTTGAAGAATCCTTTAAAAGTTTTGCCGAATGTCATATAAATATATAGATATCATTTTAATCAATAGGCTAAAAATGTCATTCTTTCAAATCTTAGATGTTGTGATGAATTCCAATGGAAATAGATTGGGCGGTCCAGCAAATCTTGGTGGGTCACAATATCAAAGCAATACTTATCGTTATCCTGAAGATGTTGGAAATTATGATAAAGGACATTACATTCTATTTAACATCAATGAACAAAAGAATACTCAATTTTCCGGAACTCTAGCTAGTGATGAACCTACTATAGTTCAAAATATGAGGGACTTGCAAAGTAGGAGAGGTTATACAAATGGTGGTGTTCTTGGTCCGGCCGCAGATACAATAGGTAAATACATTAGTGACGCTGCTACAAAAATAGGATCTTTATCTGGTGATGAAAATACTAGTAAATTTCTATCAGGTGCTATTAATAGTGTCGTGAATGCATCTCAAAATATTTCAGACGAAACCCATAAAATGTTTCCGACAGGAGTGGAATTTGCCAAAAGTGTTGGAACATCATTAGGTAATATGAAAAACAATGTAACTCCTCAAAATTTTCTAAGGACAATACAGAGGACAACTGATACTATTGCGTTGTATATGCCTGACACATTGAGTTTTAGCAATTCACAAACATATAAACAAACTCAACTTGGCGGTAATATTTTGAGTGCTCAAGGAGCAGTATCAATAGGAACAGCAATAATGAATAGTGTCCAAAATTCCGATACTAATGCTGTTCCTTACACTACTTTTGCTGCACAAGGCCTTGCTCAAAAAAGTAATAGTCAACTTTTTAAAGCATTAGCAACAGCTGCAACAGGCGTTGTTAATAACCCTATGTTAGAAGTAATTTATTCCCAACCAAGTTTTCGTGAATTTAATTTTTCATTTATGTTTTATCCTAGGTCAGAAAAAGAAGCTTTCACTGTACAACGAATATTGGAAAGATTTAGATTTCATCAATCTCCAGAAATTATGAAAAATACAGGTGGTTTTTTTCTGATTCCACCATCCGAATTTGATATTTCTTTTATGTACAATGGTAAACAAAATCCAAACATTGATAAAATTTCAACTTGCGTTTTGAAAAATGTTTCTATTAATTATGCACCAAAGGGATTTCATGCATACGAAGTTGCTGGTGAAAATGATCCACAACTTGGTAGAACTGGTATGCCAGTTGGTATTGGTTTATCATTATCATTTATGGAAACACAAATTATTACTAAAGAATATTATAGAGGTGCTATGTATGAAAAATCCTATGGAATGGATGACCCATTGGGTCCCGTACCGGCATCAAATCCACTTTCAGATGATGTTTCTGCAATTATTAACGGATTGAAGAGTTAAAGATAAAATATGGCTAACTATTTCTATAACTTCCCAACGACATACTATACTAATACAGATGGAAATACTGATTTGGATGTTGTCACTGATATTACAAAACGATTTGCTTTTGAACAAGAATTCAAAAAAAATTCAGCTGCATACATTAAATTCATTGTTACTGATGAAGATACACCTGAAATTATAGCATATAAGTATTACGGTGATGTTGAAAAACATTGGATTATTTTGATGATGAATGATATAGTTGATCCGCAATATGATTGGCCAATGAAAGAAAGAGATTTGAATAAATTTATCGAAAGTAAATATTCAGCCAATGCTTCGGTAGGCCAAACGGGTACTGATTGGGCTAAGAATAATAACCAATCATATTATAAAGTTGAAACTAAAACTGTTGGTACTGGACAATATACACAAGATAAAATTGAGATTGATAGTGGTACATATGCTAACACTTCAGTAACCGATACAACATATACATTGAAAGATGGTAAACAAGTAAATATTGCTATAACAAAAGAAACAAAAACATATTTTGATTATGAAACAGAATTGAATGAAGAAAAACGACATATAATCGTACTAAGAAAAGAATTTGTTCCTACAGTTATGGGTGAATTGAAAACTATATTCAATATGAGTGTTTAATAGATGGCCACACAAATTAATCAGACAGCTCAATATGAAATAAAATCTTTAGTTATTTACAAAAATAATGTTGAAGTGGATATTCGTTCCATTTTTGTAGAAATGAATATCTTTGATAGTATTTTTACCAATACAATTTCAGGTAATATTATTATTGTCGATTCATTAGGATCCTTGCGTGGATTTCAATTTGATGGATCAGAATACCTGATTGTTAAAATGTCTAAAGGTGGTGATTTATTTTCTTATGAAAAAGTATTTCATATATACAAACGAAGTAATAGAGACATTTTAACATATGGTAGTGAATCATATCAATTAGATTTTATCTCTGATGAGTATACCGTATCCGAACAAACAAGGGTTGCACAACATTTTGAAGATACATATTCCAATATAGCTAGACTTATATTGAAAAATTATTTAAAAGTTCTTCCTATTAAATTGAAAGGTGTAATTGATAATTCTCAAGGTATAAGGAGTGTGATTATACCCACTATGAAACCACTTGATGCTATTACATGGTGTTCTAAAAGAGCTCTTGACCAACAGGGTAAACCAACATTTTTGTTTTTTGAAAATGCTGATGGGTTTAATTTTACAACAACATCTAATATTTTCAAACAGACTCCATTAATTAATATCAATTTTTCTCCAAAAAATATAGTAAATGATATGAATCAAGAATTTTTTGGAGTTAGAGCATTTGAAGTGTTAGACCAATACGATTTTATTGAAAACACAAAATCTGGGGTATATGCTAAAACTGGTCGTTTTTATGATATTATTAATAGAACATTTAAAGAAATACGAACAACATACAACCAAGACCAAACTGGTGTAGATTCTGCAAATCCTAAAAAAAATGGTGTTATACCAAAAACAAGTAGATTCAGTATAAATCCGGATCAAGCCTACTATAGTAAAATAGAATCTTATTTTTACAATAGTAACCCAACAGGTAATGAAGAGACACCCGACAAATGGCTTTTACAACGTGAAGCCATCATGCAAAATTTGTTTGCTAAAAAAGTTAGAGTTGTTATGGCTGGTAATTTTGCATTAACTTCAGGAAAAACATCTAGAGTTATTGTTCCAAAATTCTCAGTTAGACCAGATAATGATGGTACTGATGGTATAGATTTGACTTTAACTGGAACATATTTAATTATAGCAACAAAACATACAATTAAATCTCAAAGTAACGATTCACAACAACATATAACTACAATGGATTTGGTAACAGATTCAACACTTGATATCAAAGAATAATGTTATTATCACAAACATACAACGGAATTGGAATAGTAGAAGATAATGCTGACCCATTAAAATTGGGTAGAGTCCGTGTACGCATATATGATGTTCATGGTAATGATAAAATAAAAATTCCCACAAATAAATTACCATGGGCTCATGTTCTACACTCAGCTAATCATAAAAGTTATTTTGAAACAATATCTATTGGTGATTGGGTTTATGTTACTGCATTAGATGGACAGAACGCACAAGAAATACTTGTTCTTGGAGTTTTAATGGGATATGTTAAAAACACCACAACAACATATACTCCCGCAGTTGTAACTGGTGTGCCTTGATAGGATTATGAAATGGCTTTAATTACAATCGACCTTGTACCATACCAAGATGCTGCAAGGGATCCAATAACTACCCCAAAACTAACAGGGGAAACCGATATTGCTTATGAGAATAGATTGAATGATGCTGCAAGTAAAGCTGCGGCCGATGCATTATATTCTTACAATGTCAACGGTATACTTCCACCCGTACAAAAATATTCTTCAAATACAACTATACCAAATTCTGCATCAACGACAACAGGTACGGTGATTGAAAAAATTAATAATAATTTAGTACATGAGTGTGGCCAAAATAATTATGTCCGTAAAGCTGTTGAACTTGCATCAGACGTAGCTAGAACTATTATTTTGGGCATCAGAAAGGGCATAAATGCTGCATTGAAGGCCTTAGGTATTACTCCAGGTTTTGGGGGATTCTCTGATATAATCAAGTCTATAAAAAATCTTGTTGAGAATATAACATACTATATAAATTTAATTAATGGTTTCGTAAACAATGTTGTTTTGGTGATTGCTAAAATTCGTGCTTTGATTGCTTTCATTTTATCATTACCCGCTCAACTGTTAAAACTTTTTAAAGACTGTTTAGCACAAGCCTATGCTGAAATAAAAAGAAACATATTTCAAGCTATAGATGAACTAGGTGACATAGATGATGGTGGTATTACTTCCGATGTTACTACATTATTAAATAGTACAAAGCAATTAACTTCTGCAACATCTGAATTATTGCAGGCTCCATCAAAAATTATTGGATCTGTTACTTCGCCTAGCACATTATCGCAAACTGAAAAGAATTCTGTATTAAGTGGACTTTTCCCAGGATACTCACAATATGATAGTACCTCATATGGAAATGGAAGAATATAATTATGGCTGGAACAAATAGTAAATATACAACTGAAGAACAAGATAAATTATTAGAGGGTGAATCTACCGTTGGTGGTTGGACAGAACGACCATTAAACATTGGAACATATCCATATGTGACCGCTGTTACTACAGCTTCAGGTCACACAACAGTAAAAGATGATACTCCTGGTTCAGAAACAACAGCTGAGATTCATAGAACGGGAACATATACAGCTGTTCATCCTGATGGTTCAATGGTTACTAAAATCATTGGAACAAATTATGAAATTTACCAAAAAGGTAACAAAGTTTCAATTACGGGCGCCTGTGAAGTTACTATACACGGCAACACTTCTATTACGGTTAATGGTGACAAGACTGAAAAAATTACTGGTGACTACTATTTGGAAGTTCAAGGAAATTTCAAACAAGTTGTAAATAAACGATTAGTTCAAACTGCTAATGATATGGACCTGTCTGTTGGAACAACATCCGGTGTTATAAGAATGGCAGCTGGAAGCAGATTATCTTTACAGGGTGACCTTGATATTGATGGTGCAATTACATCTGAATCCATTACTTCACGAGGACAAATTACGGCGGGTACAGGTATTCACGCTGGTGTACCAACATCTTTAAATCCTATTGCTGGAATTTCTACTTTAGGTGGAATTTATTCTGGATTTCCAAACGCAGGAGAAACACCTGGTGTTATTGTGGGAACAACAAGTGTTCAAGCGCCACTTGTAACAGGTATTCAAGTTTTTGATGTGAGGGGTTCGATGGAAATTATAAGAGATATGTACGATGCTCATATTCATCCTACTCCAAAAGGACCTAGTGGTCCACCTATACCTTTAATGTAATGAGATTATTATGACAACTGCAAATAGTGTATTCGCTCGTTTAAATTATAGCTTTGATGATACAAAGTATGGTGATAGTATTTACTTAACGGATCAAACAAAGAAGTATTTGTCCCTTACACCACCAGAAGTTACAACTTGGCAACAAAATGATATTGCGGATGGTGTTGTTTCTAGAAGTAGGTACTATAAAAATCCAACAGCTAATGTATGCACAACATTATTGGCAAATGCCACATCAATTTACACATCAGCTAATAGTAACCCAGTAAATACATTTACACAAATTGGTGCAAGTAATGCTGCAATGGATTTAGCTAATACTACTCTATTATTCATCACAGAAATTAATGCATTCAAATCGCACACCGATAATATATCTGGATTAACAGTAGCGACTTCAGATAGTACAACGATTCCACATTATGATTCTGTGATTAGTATGGGCCAACAACTTCTGGTTTTGACCAATACTACAGATTCTATTTCCAATACAACACCAATGTTGGGTAATTTTACAAGCCTGTTTATCAGTAGTGAGTTGACGGCCAATAATTTAGTAATTTATACCGACAGACTTGCTATGGATGCTGCCAATTCAGGTGGAATTTCAAGTTTAACAGCTAACCAAATTAATACAATCATAACTCATGTACAGACTGCAAATAGTTTGATTGCGGTTAGACGAGCTCACGATTGGAATTTTTATGCAAAATCTAGACAGATTTTAGATGATTATTACTTTGTTAAGAATTTTACCAGTATGGGCAACACGACTACATACATGGTGAACAATTTAATTGGAACTGACCTTCTAAAGACAAATATTGCCAACACATAGAATAAATAGAACATGGCATCCTCAATAATCAATAGGCAGTATAGTGACTTGGATTTGAACTTTAATGTTCATCCGGTCAAAAAAGATATCAACAGATGGACAGATGAGCAAGCTGTCATTCATTCTGTTCGTAACCTGTTGGTTACCAATCATTATGAGAGGCCGTTTCAACCAGATTTGGGTTCCAACATTCGTAGAATGTTGTTTGAACCACTTGATAATATTACTGCATCAAATTTAGATAGAGAAATACGACAAACTATTGCCAATTTTGAACCTAGAGTTAGAATCACAACTCTACAAGTTGCACCACTTTATGATAAAAATTCATTTGGAATATACATGGAATTTGAAATTGTTAATAGAAGCGAACCAATAACAATAAGATTTTTGCTGCAACGGATAAGATAAAATGGCAAACCGTTTACGAGTTACCGAACTTGATTTTGACCAAATCAAAACAAACCTTAAAACATATTTAAAACAACAATCTCAATTTCAAGATTATGATTTTGAAGGTTCTGGATTAAATATTCTTCTTGAGGTTTTGGCATACAACACACATTACAACGCATATTACCTCAATATGGTTGCCAATGAATCATTCTTGGATACAGCTATTCTGAGAGATTCTGTGGTATCTCATGCTAAGATGTTGAATTATGTTCCTTATTCATACACATCACCTGTGGCAAAAATTAATGTAACAATAAATTCTGGAACAACAGTTCCGGCTGAACTTTCTATTCCAAAAGGTTATACTTTTCTATCAAACTTAATTGATGGCACTTCTTACAGTTTTGTAACACTTGATAATTATACTGTTACAAAATCAAATACATCTTTCTATTTTGAGAATGTTGAAATTTATGAAGGACAGTTGGTAACATATAATTATTCTTATACCAAAATTGATAATCCTAAATCTATATTCACAATTAATGATACTTCGGTAGATACTACCACAATAACTGTTATCGTTAAACCTAATGCAAGTAATACACAATCAACTCTGTATAGTAAAGTAACAGATATTTTAGATATCACATCAACCAGTGAGGTGTTCTTTTTACAAGAAGGCCGAAATGGTAACTATCAAATTTATTTTGGTGATGATGTTGTTGGTAAAAAATTACCAGATGGTGCTATTGTTTCTATAACATACTTGAAAACAAAAGGTGATTTGGCAAATAAAGCCAATGCTTTTATTGGTACACAAAACATTGGTGGTTATTCAACATTTACAATAGATACAGTTTCATCAGCAGCCGGCGGTTCTACAAATGAAAATGTAGATTCAATCAAGTATTCAGCTGCCGCACAGTATGCTACTCAGAATAGATTGGTAACTGTTAAAGATTATGAAGCATATATTAAAAGTAACTATCCTAGCGTAGACAGTTTATCCGTTTGGGGTGGTGAAGATGAAATACCAAAAGTGTTTGGTAAAGTTTACATTGCTTTGAAACCTAAGAGCGGTTACTACATTTCCGAAACAGAAAAGCAAAGAATCATTGACGAAATTATTAACCCAAAATCTATTGTTTCTGTTCAGGCTGAAATTAGAGACACACAATATTTGTATTTGATTATAGAAAATACTGTGCAATATGATACAAAGAAAACTTCTTTAGATGAACAAACATTAAAAAACAATATTAAACAAGCTGTTATAAATTACAAAACAACAAATTTGGATAAATTCAATTCAACATTTATTCAATCAAAGATGCAAGATAACATTGATAGTGTTGACGCTAATGCAATTGTTGGTTCTGAAACTATTGTTCGTTTACAAAGAAGGTTTACTCCAAAATTAAATGAGTCAGCAAGTTATACCATTAAGTATAATGTACCTCTACATCGTGGAACACTTACGAACAGGTTAACTTCAACCGCATTTACTGTAAATGATACCACAGGGGTTTCAAGGTATGCTTTATTTGAAGAAGCACCACAGTCATACACCGGTGTTTCAGATATTCAGATTACAAATCCAGGTTCTGGTTATGTAACAACACCAACAGTTACCATAAGTGGTGATGGTACTGGTGCAACAGCAGAAGCCGTGATTGTTAATTCAAAAATACAAAGTATCACTATCACAAATCGTGGTACAGACTACACTAGAGCTATTGTTACTATCACCGGCGGTAGTGGTTACGGTGCAGAAGCCGTTGCTGTTATTGATGGAAGAACAGGTACACTACGAACAATTTACTACGACTCATTAGCACAGAGACAGATTATCAATTCAAATGCTGGTACAATCGACTATAATAATGGTATCATAACTATTAATGATATTAGATTAACTTCTGTTGACTCGACTGATGGTTTGATTAGGTTAAATATTGAAGCAGAAAAGGGTATCATTCAGTCAACAAGAGATACTATTATTACCATAGATGTTGATGATCCAACTTCTATCTTAACAA